TATCTAAAAGCCCAGAACTATGTGCAACCTCTATCTTCACACCTCTAGTCGTAGCAATTGCACACCAAAACTCTGTGCAAGCTCTTCCCGCTTCTGCCATGCTTACATTCTTGTATGTATAATCTAAACCATACAAACAAAGCTCTTTTACCCCGTAGTATATCGCATACGCAATTGCATAAGGGACAGTGTTGTTAAAATAACAAATGTTTAAATCTTTAATAACCGCCTCTAATGGATAAAGTTCTAGATGCTTTACTCTACTATCCATTTCACAAGTAATAATAGGTTTAGTGTTTTTTTCTAAAAACTTTCTTGCTATTCCGGTTTGAGAACCCGCATCATCTGAATCTAAAAACCGTGATACGGGGTCCATCATTATAGTTTTATCAACATGGATAATACCACCCACGCAATTAATACCCCAGACTTCATCAAAATGCTCTGAACGTATTCTAGCTGCTATATAGTCGGAATAACTCCCACCCAGTCCAACAATAGCTAGTTTCATGTGCGCGGCCTCGTAGGAAGTCCTTTTCGATACGCATCTGAATTTTCACGAGCCTCACCATAATCCTTTAATCTTTCTAAAGATTGCATGAAACGGTCTTGATATGACTTCATTATATCCGGCTCACCTTTCATGTATATATAAGCTTCAATTAAACTTCCGTACAACATAGCATTAGGTGCATTTTCACTTAACCATGTTGTTCCGTTCTCACCAGCCGCCGTTAAACTATTCGGTCGGTAAAAATAATGCAATTCCGCAGTGTAAACCGAAGCAGGTGTTGGGGCTAAAATAAAATTATCTATATCAAAATAGGCGTAATATCTTGGCACCCCTGTAGCAGACGTTGGATTAAAAGATTGTACAAAATTAACGTCTTTTTCTAATAAAAACTCTTTGGTTGTTCCGTTTAAGACAGATAAGCTAAAAGAAGCTAGGTAGTCACTAGGAACCTTTAAATATGGATCAGTGCCCGTTCCAGAGGTTACCCCCGTAACGTTTTTTCTAAAATATTGTAAGTCTATAGAATTTAATATTGTTTGTTCCGCACTTTCTATAAAATCAGGAATGCTCGCTACAAACGTTGTTTCTGTATTATCTGCGTAATTTTGTATTGCAGACTTTAATTGTGCATATGTATAACTCATGTTGTTTCCACCGTTACAGTTCCTACCGACCCGGTAGCTATTAAAGTATTTGGAGTTAAATCAAAATTATATCTTTGCCCTACTGGATTCCAACCCCAGTTAACGCTTCGTTCTTCTTCAACGTCTTGAGGAGGCCGTGCATTTTTTAAAGCTTGTGCGTCAGATACTTTAGGAAAAGGACCCAGTTGAGGTTGTTTTGGCTCATACTCGTCTTTTCCGACTAAAAAACCCGTCCACTCTTTTCGCATGTCGGTGTATTTGTATCTAAAACCAGATCTATCTGAAATAGCATACGCATTTTTTCCTGTTGCAAACTTTGACATTAATTAGACCTAAAATAATTATATTGTGGAACAACGTTAAAAGAAGCTCTGTCTCTATCTTCTGTAGCCGCTCTTTCAAACTCCTCTTCATATAAGGCTTTTAATATTTGCACTCTATCTGGGGCTTTTTTCATAGCAATGTAATAAGCTAGACCTGCCGCCAAGCAAGGATAAAACCTAAACGGCATTGCTAATGTGTTTGTATATGTATCGGCATCATCCATGCGAGTTAAAGCATTATAATATACAACATCCGTAGAATTATCTGGTAGAGGCCAAAGATTTAATACAGGCGTTGTTTGTCTATCCAAGAAAAATTGATTTACACGACTTTCAGATGTTTTGTTCGGAATAGAAATAAATCCGTCTCTACTCATTCTATCTAAAGAATAATCTGTACCGTCTCTTTGAACTACAACAGATAAAATATCAATAATATCTGTTCCTAAAGGATAAGTACCATCCGATTGAGTAACGGTAAAGCTTCTTTGCTTTATGGTCCATTGGTTCAAACCCCTGTTTGCCCATTCCGCAAGCAACAAATTAAGGGATCTCCGAGCAGTCTTTAAATCGTATCCTGTTCGGACTTCCACACCGCATCGCTCAAAAGCTTCTTCGATATACTCTGAAACGTCTAATTCAAAATCGGTACTTCCTGAAACTGTCATATTTACCCCAATAATTTTGCTGCAAAGGGCGCTACTATAATTAAAACAGCTAATCCCCAGACTTTAGCGTCCATCAATCTAAGAGTGTTTTTTTGATCGCCCAATTCTTTTTCAATGTGTTTATATCTAAGCAAACACTCAGCTTCGTGTTTTTCAAGTTCTTTTAAAACTTCTATTGCTTTCATAACATCACCACGCCTTACAAGACCAATACCTAGCCGAAAACTTATCTTTGGCAGTATCACATTTATGCCGCGCTCTAAAACTTTTTTTGTTAGCGGGCTGATCTTTCTTTATAGACATGTTGGGATCACCAAACCTAACTAATTTTATTTGCGAACCTTTTTTAGCCAAAACGGCGCTTTTTTTGTTTTTATTAGGCGTTCGTTTTGGTTTGTTATAACCGGCAAACGACTCTCCCCGATAAACAACTCTTCCCGCAGGAGTTCGTTTTACGTTTTGAGTAGTTGCCATAATAACCTCTAAGCGTAAAAGATCGTTGCAGAAGTTGCGTTAACAGAGCTGTAAGTAAGGTAAGCTCCGTCTGAAAACACCATCCCATTGTCTGGGACATCTGGATATTCCGAACCTACACTCGCAGGGGTTTGATATTGTAAAAGAGCCGTTCCTGTTACAGAAGTGTTCCTAAACGAAATTGTTCCACCCGTAGCAGTGCTGACTAAATAAATACCTTTTAATCTACATCGTCCTGCAAAAATAGTAGCCTGTATTGTAGTACCCGATCCCGCTGTAACTGTTCCCGCTGGATCACCTACTGCGGCTATTTGAGTAACCGTTGCAAATACTTTTGATCCTGTTGCTATTCCAGCATTACCGCCTGTAATACTTTCTGTTTGAGCCGCTCCGCTCGCATCTGTTCCAGTAACAGTGAAAGTTATTCCACTATCGTTACCGCCAGAAGTAATCGTAACATTTCTATGACTATCAAAAGTCACAGCACCGCCGCTTGCTAACGCGCCACCTATGACTAAGTTAGCATTGTTTGCAACTTGTGCGCTTGCTGAAATTCCATCTGGATCCGCCGCTGCTGATTCAATAAAGGTGGATTGTACGTCTGAACCTGCCATATTATTCTCCTTTACAAAAGAGGTAGGGGTTTCCCCCTACCTTAATTATTAACTTGCTACATCGTAACCAGTGATTGTAATCAGCAAACGTCCCGCAGTATAATCTGCGTCTGTTGCTGCGCCCGCAGTTAAATACAGATATTGATCTGCCGCGATATCGCCACCGGCAACTAAACTACCTGCTGCTAAATCACCTGAGTTGATAATCAACGTCTCATCTAGAGCAGAAATAGCAGTATCTTCAACACCTGTAGCTTCTGTAGCAGAATGCAGATTAATGTCTGGATCTCCACCCGCAGGTGTTTCGAGACACATCATAGTAACACCAAAAACTGTACCGGAGTTAGCAGTAGTTACCTGACCAATGTAGGCAACTCCATCACCATCTTTACCAATGATATCTCCTGCCGCTGTTGAATGCAGTCCAGTTAGATCAATTAGTATAGTTGTTTTAACAATGTTTACATTAGTAGTAGTGTCACTTTTAAATCTTTCTACTTGAGTAACATAAACAGCCGCAGTGCCTTCTATTCCTGCCGCTGTTGCAGCTTCAACAGCCATTTTATTGCCGCTGGTAATTGTGACTGCACCTGTTGTTGCGTTTTTTGTTATGGTTTCAAAACCATTTTCTGAACGGACTGGGCCGTTAAATGTTGTATTAGCCATTTTAATCTCCTTGTCGTGGCAAATGTCAGCCGCATTATGCGACTGTCAAGGTGGTTATAGAGTACACTACACTTTTAAAAAAAGAAAGAGCGCAATCTTTAATTTATTTTTTTGCTTCTTCAGATAAAATTAAACCTAATATGGCACAACCCAATCCGACAAAAACCAACTCTCCAATTCCTGAAATCGTTCCGATAGCAATAACGCCAACGCCAATTGATCCCCACGAAGAAGGTTCCGATAATCTTTTTTTAATCCAATTCATTTTTTCTTTCCTTTCTTTTTAACGACCCCACCATATTTCATCTTTACAGGTTTCTTAGGCTTCTTAACCGCTCCACCGTATTTCATCGCGGTAGGTTTTTTAGCTGTTTTTGCAGCCTGTTCGAATTGTGATGATGTAGGAGCCCCTTTTGTACCGGGTTTCCTCATTGTTTCACCCGAACCAGCGGCGATGCGTTTCTTTTTTTTGTGTATATTTGCATATAATCCCGGTTTTGCCATTTATTTTATTCCTTTTCTAAATAAAAAAAGGCGACCAAAGCCGCCTTTTCTATTTTCATTAAAAGAGCAATTAAGCTCCCGGAGTTCCGAAGACTCCACGCCAATCTGAGACACCGAAGCTGTAACGCTCCCTAGCCTTAAACCGCATG